TCCCTTGGCGGTTGGAAGGGGGAGCAGGCAGGAGGCAATAACCGCCAGGTTTACACCCTGTGAATGGGTGTAAGGGAACCTACATACAATCCCGAAACCCAGCCACCGTTGGCGAACGGGGCGTGGCATTTAAAGACGTTTATTTGCCTGCGTCGGCTGGTATGGGCTGCAAGGCCCATTAGTACATAGCAACATTTTTTATTTTTTCATTTTTTATTTCTAATTTTTTTTAATAAATATTAATAACCATTAATAACCATTAACAATATATTTTAGTAGTGATTAAATAGTTAATAAGATAATTATAATTTTAATGTGGGAGTTTTAAAAGAACTTTTCTCGAATGTAAGATATCTGGTAAGGCAACCTTTCACTAAACAGCCTATCTCGAACCAGGAAGTAACGTTATCACAGATTAATTATACTGGCATTGCTGACCCAAGGGACAGGCAGGCAATATACCCGAACTGGTTCTTTTCTTCAAGATTAGGCCAACCGCGTGATATTAACATTAACACGATAAGAAGCCTGGCTAAGTCTGTATGGGTACAGATGGTCCTGTTCACTTTCAAGAAACAGATTGAAACAATACCATGGGAAATTGTCAAGGTGGATGAAGAAGATACAACTGACAGAAGCAAGGACATAGAAACTGTAACAAACTTTTTTAAGAACGTTAACGATAACGGTCAATCTATTAACGATATTCATTCAGAATCCGTCACAGACCTGGCAGAAATGGATTCAGCGTGCTGGAACTATGTATATTCTATGGATTCTTACGAGATTGGCAAAGTGCCTGTGTATGATTCAAGAGGTTATATAGTAAGGTACGAGACAGGGCTAGTGCTTAAAGAGTTTGGTAAACGTAAACTGGTAAAGATTATGTCAATAGATGGTGCAACCATGCTTAAGCAGGTTGATATCCATAAAAACTTATTAAATTACTGGCAATATTCGTTCAAGAACCCAAGACAGAACCCTACCATGTTTTATAAGGATGAGATTAATTATTTAATCTTAAACAAAAAATCGTATGATGTATACGGCTTTTCACCTTTGCAATCAATCCAGCAGGTATTAGAACTGCTTATTCAGGGGACAAGGTATAATAAGGACCTTTACACTAATAACGCATTACCTGACACCTTGGTAAGCCTGCCACGGTTAAGCCCGGAAGCATTAGCTAAACTAAAACGTAGCTGGAACAGGAGTTATAAAGGCAAGCCGCACCAGATAGGGTTCATTAACTGGGCAATCGACAAGATTCATAAGCTGGTGGACAGTAATCGTGATTTAGAATGGTTAGATGGTCAGAAATGGTACTTCAAGCTAGTATTCGGCGTATTCGGTGTAAGCCCGACCGAAGCAGGGTTCTTTGAAAATTCAAACAAAAGCAATGATGAAGGCCAGGAAAGAGTAACGGTAAGGAACGCGCTTAAACCTTATCTTGCCTTATTCGAGCGTCATCATACAAGAACCATAAACGAAATCTTGCAACGTGATGACCATGGCTTATGCTTTAAATTCTTTCCAAAGGACCATGTGGCAGAAAAGGTTGAGTTCGAGCAAAATATGAAAGAGCTTGAGGTTGGCGCGCTCACTATTAATGAATACAGGAATAAGAAAGGCCTTGAACCTGTTGAATGGGGCGATGTTCCACTTTTCAAGCAAAGGATAAGTTACAGCACTGCCCAGGATGACCAGGATAATCAAGATAACCAAGATAACCAGGATAACCAAAATAATCAGGATAATCCAAGCGGCCAAGATAATTCAAACAACAAATCGGACCAGGATGGCATAAAATCAACAGATTATTTAACAAAACCCAAACAGGTTGAAGAATGCGTGAACAGTTTAATGTCAAACCCTGACTTTAAACCATTACCGGGTAAAACCAAGGAAGAAAGCGCATATGCAATATGTTATTCACAATATAATAAAAAAAAAGTTCAACCAAAGAATAATGAAGACATAGTAGAAGAAGCCAAGGATTATTCAGAATTCTTGCTTAAAACGTTTGAAAGATTTGAAAAGAAAGTATTGATAGCTGCAAACAAGCTGGACGTAGCTAAAAGCATTGAAACTATCAAAACCTTTGGCGAATTCTTATCAGACACGTTTAATGTTGTTAATACTAAGATATTCGCTAGCAAGGTAAGGAAGTATCTTAAAGCCGATTTAGTTAAAGGCATGGTGATGGCTGAAGAAGAAACAGGGGTAGACATTGGCTTCACTCAGGCTTACCAGGACAAGCTTAACAAGCTTCAGGGTCAACAGATTGACGGTTATACGATTAATGGTAAGAAATGGCCAGGGATAAAAGGTGTTACGAAAGAAATCCAGGCAAAAATCATTAAAACCGTGCAAGAGGGTATTGATACTAATAAGACTTTAACAGAGATTAAGAACGATATCAGGAAAGTGTTTGACGGATTTTCAGAATGGCGCTCAGAAATGATAGGCAGGACTGAGACTAACAGGATACTGAATGAAGCCAAGGTAATAGGATATAAAGAAACCAAGATTAAAGGCAAAAAGGTATGGTCAACAGTGTTCGATAAACGCACTTCCGAGATTTGTAAACGGTTGCATGGCCAGGAACAGCCATTGGATGCACCGTTCCAGGACCCTGAAACGCTTAAAAATTATGATACTCCGCCAGCGCACCCAAATTGCAGGAGCGTGATAACGTTCAAGCCGGATTAAGTAGTGATTAAATAGTTAATTCGCAATATAAAATAAATATGGTAAACAAAAACACTCATGAGGAATATAAAACTGAACTATTCATGCCTGTCATGAAAAAAGCTGAAGGTAAATATATAGCCATTCTTTCAGACGATTCAGTTGACCGTGATGGCGAAAAGTTATCAAAAGAATGTCTTATCAGGCTTGGCAAGGATGATGGATACCTTGCAGCGTTATGCAACCACCGTAACGATGTGTTCATGCAAGTTGCAGAATGGACCAATCGCGGTATAATGGAAATAGATGGTCACACAGCTCTCATGGCAGAACCGAAGTTCTACAAATCCAACCCGAACGCGAAGATAATCCAGGGCATGTTGGATGAAGGTGCTAAGATAGGCGTATCAATAGGTGCCTTGGTTAAAGATTATGATGATTCAGGTGATATGCGGATATATAAAGACCTTGAACTAATGGAAGCAAGCTTCGTGGCAGTGCCAAGCAACAGGCACGCCAGAGCGTTAGCGGTTGCCAAATCGTATAATAAAAAATTTTTTTATAACAAACAGGAGGAAAATAAGATGGATTTAACACAAAAAGACGTTGATGCTGCTGTTGAAAAGAAGGCTAAAGAATTAGAAGCTGAATTCAAGAAGCAGTTAGAAGCAAAAGACTCGGAACTTGCCAAGCTTCAGGAAGAGCTTGTAAAAGTTAAGAAAGAAGCCGAAGATGCAAAAGAAGAGTCAGAAAAAGCAGTTAAAGCTGCTGAAGAAAAAGTTAAGGAAGCCGAGAAAGCTCTTGATAAAGTCAAGCAAGAGGCACTAGAAAAACAGAAGTACGCTAACGGTAATGGCAAAGATGAAGGATTGGACGAAGAAACAATCGAAAAAGAGCTCAAGAAAGGCAAGCTTCCAATACTAAGAGTTTAAAGGAGGAAAAAAGAATGAAAGCTATGTTTAAATCATTTGAAGAAGGGTTCAGTGTTGAGAAATGCCTGGCAAGGTTCAATGCTGGCCAGATAGATAAAGATTCGTTTGGTGGATATTCTAAGGAATATTATAACCCAATGAACAGAGTAGATAAAAGGATGGATATTGCTAAAGCATCCATTGATACACAAACAGGCGGCGCGGGCACAGCCGGGACAGCTTTGGTACCTGTATACCCTGACCCGAACGTGGTAGACAGAACCGTCAGGCAAACGCCTTTAAGGAACATAGTACCAAGAAGGGCAGTGAAAGGCTTGACTTATGATTATATTCCGCTCACTTCTAAGGGTGGCGCGTTCTGGGCAGCAGAAAACGGCAGCTTAGGCGTTGTGGAAGATTCATATGACCGGGTATCAGTCGGCATTAAGTTCCTTTATGCTAAAGGCTTAATTTCAGGACCGGCCATTGCAGCCATGCGCGGTTTTATTGACCCATCACAACTGGATTTGGGCGTGAAAACTATGAGCATTTATGAAGCCGAAGAAGATGCATTGATTAATGGTGACTCAAGCACGTATCCATTAGAACCGAACGGTCTTATCAAGTCGATAACCACTAATACTACTGACAGGAGCGGCGGTTACCCGACTCTTGCATTGATAAGGGCAGAACTGGCTACCACGTTCAATGCGAAAGGGTTCCCTACGATAGCAGTCACAGACGCAACCACTCATAATTATATCAAAGGCTTGCTTCTTGACTTGCAAAGACAGGTATCCAATCCATCAGAAGCAGTGTTAGGGTTCGGTATTCCTGACGCGTTCGAGTTTGACCAGTTAATGTTCATAAAAGACATTTTTATGCCAACTGGTGCAAGCGCTAAAAGGATTTTATTCTTGGACATGAGATACATATTCTTTGCAGTGCTTCAAGACTTGACCTATGAAGAGAAGTATACTGACCAGGACGGGTATGTATATATTCTTAAAGAATATCTAACTGTCGTGAATACATTTGAAGCAGCAAGCTCGCAAATGTATGGGATAGCGTAAGGAGGTAAAAAATGACAGCAGTAGTTGAAAATTTCAGGAAAGTAGCGGTCGTGGGCGACCTTAAGATAATTGTAATCCAAACGGATGAAAACGCAGCCACGGGGCATACCATAGACCTTAATTCAGATGTAGCGGATGGCAGGGGCCAAGCTATCAAGACAATCTTGAACACTCTTGTACAAGATGATGCTGGCGCTGACAAAAGTGCAACTTGGGACCCTGATACAGGTATTATTACCTTGGGCACCATAACGACTGGCATACATAATATAACAATAATCGGCATTTAAGGCCGGTTTTTTTTATTTTTTTTAAAAAAAATTGATGACTGTATCATGTGGCCTGGGACCGCATGATGATAAGCACCTTGTGAAACGCAAGGGGGCAAACAACTCCCAGGGGAGGACTAAAATATGGGAAACGGATTCAGAACAGCCACTAGCGGTGGCGTAGCAGCTCCGCCTTATACTAACGGACCTTATACGTTTTCAGAGAACATTACATTCGAAGGTACTGTCACTGTTCAAGGTACGTTCACGTTTGGTGATGCTGCAGCTGACAATTTCATTGTTCAGGGCGATTTAAGGATCAATGATGATAGATTCTTGCACTTTGGTTCAGATGAAGATGTCAGTATTGAATATGACGAGAATGGCGATAATGAACTAAAAATCGTTGGCGCAGATTGGCGATTCGATGATGACTTAAAGGTAAAGTTCGGTGCAGGTGGCGATGCTTGGATTGAGTATGATGAAGATGGCAATGATACGCTATCATTTGGCGGTGCTGACTTGCTTGTTGAAGATGACTTAAAGTTATACTTCGGTTCTGGTAAGGATGCATACATATATTATGACGAATCAAGCAACGATGTGCTCGAATTAAGCGGTTCAGCTAACGGTATTTGGTTAAGCAAAGCTGGTGGCGCTAAAGCAGATAATATGGTGCTATTAGGTGCTGGCACATCAGCCAGCCCTGCAACAACATCAGCAGCTGACAAAAGTTTTATAGAGTTCAGGACAGAATCAACTGCAACGAGCGGCGATAGCAGAGGCTTATACTGGCGTCACGCGCTTAACGGTGCTGGCGTGAGCGGTGAAGCTATAAGAGCATTTTCAAAGATAACAGCAGCATGCGCGACAGCCAGGGGCGCACATATTAGCTTTGACCTTGGTTCAGGCGGCAGTGTATCAGGACTAGGCGTAGGCGTAGATGCTCAGATTCTTGTTGGCGATGCAGCAGTAAGCGCTGGTGGAACTTATGCAGTGATTAATGCTGAGATTTATTCAGCCGGCTCAAGCTCGGACATGGGCGCTGTCACAGAAGTATCGTTCCAAAGGTTCGCTAATAGCGGCGATTCAAGCGGTGCTGCCAATATAGATGATGACGCGTTTTTATTCGTTCTGACAGGCTTCACTAGCGGTTCCGGCCATTTATGGTACGATAACCAAAAAGCCGCACCACCAATTGAAGAGTTTGTTAGAGTTAAAACGCCATCAGGTGTGAGATACTTAGCATTATATGATGCTAATGCCTAAACAGATTTTTTATTTTTTTTAATTTTGTTTATTTTAAACAGGGAGGAATAAGATGGTAACCATTAAAGGACCAATAACATTCAAGAAAGGTGTTGTATCTGATAAACTTAAACAAGCTGTCATGAAAAAGATAGGTTTAAGGAAAGCAACAGCTGAAGACTTGAAGGTTATAAAAAAGAAAGTCAAAAAACAAGTTAAGAAAGGTGGTAAGAAATGAGCACAGAACCATTGCAACGTGATAACCTTGGCGCTAACCAGGCCTTAACAAACTCGTTAATGAACAACTTATGGCCTCAATACAGGTCACTTGAAACGTCAGTATCATTCACAAACGGCACTAATGAAAACGGTGATTATGATGGAACAGGCAACCCGTCAAAATTGTTAAAAGTAACGGGCACAGTAGAACTGGTCATTATAGCGGTCTGCACGGTAAACTTTGCCGGTGCATCAGCAACACTTGAACTTGGCACGTCATCCAATTCAGCAGGCATCATTGCTAAGACCACGGCCACCGACATAGACGCGGGCGAAATATGGCACGACGCATCACCTGACTCATCAGTTGAAGCTTCATCAGTATATTCGCGAAAGATAGTCAACGATGACGTAATATTCACAGTAGGGACTGCAGACATAAGCGCTGGCACGCTTAAGTTAATGATATTTTGGAATCCAATCAGCAGTGATGGAAATGTAGAATTAGCTTAAAAATGAACAACCCAGGGGATAGAACGTTTAAGAGAATAACCAATAACGATATATACAAAGAAATTGTTGAAATGAAAGAGCACATAATTAAACAGAACGGGTCAATTGCTCTTCATCGTAAATGGTTATACGGCTTAAGCATGATTTTAATGGCATTTTTGGGTTGGGCCTTGGCATTTTAAAAACAGAAAATAAAGGGGGAAAAGAGATGAAGTTTAAGAACATTTCAAACAAGATTAAACGTTTCAAGCTAGGCAAAAAATGGTTAGATGTCAAACCAGGCCAGGTGTTTGAATCAAATGTTGACATAGGCATGAACGAATCAGGGCTTGAGAGGGTAATAATTAACGATATTGAAGAGAAAAAAGCCAAACTAAGCAAACATCCATCTAACCAACAAAATAAGCCCAAATCGCAAGCATTTAAGCCGTACAACGAGCTAAAAAGGATGACCAAAGACGAGCTTAACGATTATGCAGCAGTGAATGGCTTAAATAATGTATCGCAAAGAATGAAAAAATCGTTAATCATTGAAAAAATCCTTAACTTTTTTAAGAAATGAAACAATCAAACAAAATAATCATAATCCTGGCTTTCATTATAGCCATGAGCGCAGTGTATGCGTGGACACCACCGGATGATATAGTGGGCATGAATTATTATTCAATATTAAACTTTTCAAACATTAATGCAACAAAGTTTTATATGAACGGCAAGCTAGTGCTTAATAATGAATCAAATCTTAACGTTAATTATTCAACCTTTTCTAATAGCACGACTTGGTGGTCGAACATATCTTCAACAGAAGATATTGTAAGGGTAGGAAACATTATATCAGGCGCATGGGCGGCCTCATTGATTGGCGATAATTATCTTGGTAATCTTTCAGCTTCTAAATTGATAGGGATATCATCATTGAATTATAAGATATTATCATACTGGGATAACATCACTGGCCGCCCAACTTATTTAAGCAATTTCACTGACGATATATCTTCAGATTTGAATGTTAATAGCAGTGTATGGTGGGACGGCGAAAGTTCTCAATCAAATCTTAACGTTAATTCTTCAACTTACTGGGACAGTGAAACCAGTCAAGCTGATTTGAATGTTAATAGTTCAACCTGGTGGGCAAACCTTACAAGTTGGAGTTCGGATATGTTTGAAAGCATTGCAAACGTGCTAAGGATTGATATGGGTTGGTTTAATAGTTCTGTTAATGATAAGATTAATTCTGAACAATCAAGGCTCAATGTTAATTCTTCAAACTACTGGGACGGTTTAGATACTCAAGTTAATATAACAAAAGTGGGAAACTTGGTTAATTTAAAAGTCATAGGTAATGTTTCAACAGAAGATTATTACTACGGTCAACCGATTGCAGGAGGAGTTGATACAGGTATCATATTTTCAAAGCATATTGATTCAAACGGAAACATTAACTTAACACGAGGTGAAGGGTTAAACTTGTCGTATCCGAATATAATAGTCAGGACAGTTAATACTGATACGCTGAAAGAAACTTATTGTAACATTTCAGAAGGGACAGTAGTTGTTCCAGATGAAGCGCATACGGCGTATTATGTGACACCGGACTGTGTTATAAGCAATACACCCGTAGAAAATTTTGTTAGTGATGCTATTAATGTGGTTGGCAATGTACCGATATTCCATGTAATGGCACATTCATCAGAAATACAAATGTTTCAGGGATTGCCAGTGCTAAACAGAATGTATATTCGTAGCAGGGTATTACATTTTAAAACACAAAATCTTGACGTTATAAGTGGTTTAGATGTCACTGAAGGCAATGGCTTAAACTTTACAATCGGAAGCGGTGAATACATCCTTGTTGATTCAACAGTATCAAGCACTGAACAAAACTTATCTACAGGTGCAAAACTTGAAGTATTTTATCGTGATGGCGGGAATTGGATGTATGATGTATATGTAAATGAAACTCAGACAGGGTTGAATTTATCAAGTTGCGAGGATGCGTCAGAAAATCTCGTGGCTTGTACAAATACCGGTAAGTATAGAAGATATTTCATTTATTTAACAGGATACCAAGATGGTATAGATGATACAACTATACACCAGGCATTAGCTTCAAACGAAATTTATTATAATACAATAGCTGCTTGTTTGGATTTGGACAGCAGTCCTATTGTTTTAGAAATACCGGACATATTCACTTATACAGCTGTACCATTGTATGCTTACTGTGGCAAGGCATCAGATACTACATTCTCTGGAAGTTTCATTGATTTGAGAGAAACCCAGAAAACTGTTGCTGGCGCTGACATAGATACGAGCATATTCCTTACCAGGGACGGTTCAAGAACATTAACAAATCATTGGGATGCAGGCAATTATAATATTACTGCGTTAGCATTCAATGGTTATCTTAATGGTACAGCCAGTTCGTCTATATATTGGGATAATGAAACATCACAAAGTGATTTAAACGTTAACAGTTCAGTTTACTGGGCAAATATCTCATCAACTGAAGAAATAACAAAAGTTGGAACGCTTGATAGTCTAACAGTCACTAATAATGTATCTGCAAGTTGGTTTAAAGGTTTTATTAACTGGAGTAATATCCAAAACAAATTCATAGAAGCAGTGGGAAGTTTCTTTTTTATGGAAGGAACAACGTTAAGAATGAATACCACTGTGCTTAATGCAACAATCGATGATAGAGTAACTTTATCTGGAAATTATACAGCAGGGTTGGGTATTAAACTTGAAGTAACAAATTTCTCAGTTGAAGCAGGCAATGGACTTGAACAGGAATTAAGTGGATTGAAAGTAGCAGATGCTGGAATCAATAATAGTTTACTAAGATGGAAAACAGGCCAGAATCTTACGACCTCAGATAGTCCAACTTTTAACGATTTAACAGTGTCTAACGAAATTCAACCTAATGGAAATTTATCATTAGGAAAAGGAATCATACTTGACCAAGAACAAAGAACTTGTTTTGATACGAATTGTAATCATTATATATTCGAAAACAGTTCGGGAGTGCTGATAATTGTATAATGGCAACGAAACATGTATTAAGCGCATTTTTGGTCTTGGTAATATTATCAAGCTCGATTTATTTTCTTATGCCTGGCAAAGTCAGGATAGACATTGAAAACACTAGAACGCTTTATTCAGTGTTTGAGAAAGGTAATCTTGTGTTAGGCGCAACTGAGTATGTTTATCTATTCGATGGCACTACTAAGATGCGAGCCAGTTCAAGGGAAGTAACTTACTGGAACGATACCGAGTTTGCTTACGCGCTCAGAAAATCTACTTGGAAGGATAACATCACAACTGAACAGTTATACACATTTGAAATAGTAAATAACGAAATAGAAAAGTTTCCATTAAAAAATGAATTTAAATGTATTAACTGTGTTGGCAAGATTGTACACTTTGAGTATAGGGACATAGATTACGATGGCGAGACCAAAGAAATCAGTAGCCCGTTCAGGTTTGGGCATAACATGAAACTTGAATGGGGCGATAGAGCTTATTACTCTAAAGTGTTCCAAAGTTCTACGGTTTCAGACAAAATCGTAATAAGGTATAGGCCAGAGAACATAGTAGAAACTTATTCAGTTAAATTAACAGACCCTGTGTCTAATCCGTCTGATATGATTAAAAACGGTACAAAAGCATACTGGGAACGAGACGGTTTTGGCAGGATTGAGTGTCCTTATAGCATTAAAGGGCGTAACGTTGAGATTAACTGTGAGCTTGAAAGTTATTACCCTGCTCAGAAAGATTTGGATATATGTTTTGCGTTCCCTGAAAAAATAAGCGGTAACAGTTTAATTTGGAAAAACGTTTCGCATGACGTTGTTGTTGACGATTATGGTAACGTGACTCATAGTTATACTTGTAATTCTAACAATTTTAGTTACACTTTAAGTCCGAAACATTTCTGGTGCTATGCTGATAACGGTACATCGGATTTATTGTTCGAGCACGATTTTGAAGGTGGTAACCTGGAAACTAAAACTGCTTGGTGGAACGAATGGAAAAAAGTAGGTAATCATATTGAACAGAAATTTTATTTTGATTGGGTAAGCATACCGAACAATAAGTGGGTATACAAAAGATACGATAGCAGCCTTGGCAGCCATTGGTACTGCTTAAAGGATGTAACACTAAAAACAAAAGAAGTTAAAAAGTTTAAAGGAGTACTGAAAAGAAACAGTTTTAATGACATGAAATATTCAATCTGTGCAAAGCTTAGCACTGACACTTTAAGCGAAGCCATTGCTAACGACAGATACTTTTGCCTTGACCCATGGTGGAACAATAGTTATAATTATAAAAGGGCTGATACTGTTACTCACAATAGCTCTGGCATATTATTAAATTTCACTTATGTAATCAATGGTACTAGCGGTTTCGATTTGGGTAATGATGGCACGAACCAGGCTGTATGGGCAAACTCTGACATTAATGCTACCAATTATTTGTATTATAATGATAATACAGACTATGCTATGGTTAACGAGAGCGAAAACGCTGAACTTTGTATTGACGTTGAGTATGGTAATCTAACCAGGAATGATAGGTGTACATGGGATAAGAATAAAATGGAAGTTAGGTACAGTTTCACTAGTTCAGGAACAACCGTTGTTGACAGTTTAGGTAACAATAACGGAACATTTTCTGGCACGCTTAATAGGACTAAAATTAATGATTGTATGTTCGGTGAGTGTGCTGGAGATACTGCTACGGATAATTATATCTCATTATCCAGGCTTGGTAGTGGTACATCTGCTTCAGGCCTTACCATCTGGTTTAGGCAACTTGTAAGTCAGGATGCTAATAGATTATTTTATCAAGTTACTGATGCTAATAACTATGGAGCGTGCTATATCAATAATGATGTCATCAATTGTTTGGTAATGATTTCTGGTGGCACGACTTCAGTAACTTATACAATCCCAGCTGCTACCAACCATGACTGGCACCATTTGGCATATTTCTGTGACCAAAATAATCAATACCTTTATTTAGATGGTGTCCAAGTTGATAGTGATTTAACGGGTGGTAGATGCTGGGAAGACGTTGGGACAGATAATACAAGATTAATGGGTTCTTCACTTTATGGTAACACGTTTGATGGTTATATTGACGAGTTTAGGTTTTATGACGAAATTAAAAGCGGTAATTGGGTAAAGCGTGAATACGAAATGGGGCTGAGTAGTCTTGGTGTTGAACAAGCTGCTAACCAATTACCAGTAATAGGGACTCTTAACTGTTCAAACGGTACAGCTTGGAAGACTAGCTTTAATTGGAACGAAAACGTTGAACAGTGTCAAGTATCTTGCAGTGACCAAGATGCAGGCGAACCTATCTATGTTAACTTTACAAGTGAAAAAGGTATTAGCCCTTATGATGGTGATAATGATAATAGTTGGTTTGAGATTTCCAATACTTCAACAGGATTATCACTTTATACGATGGAGCTTAATAGTTATCTACAGTCTATAAATGAAAGTGGGGATTATAATATAACCGCTTACTGTGGCGATGGGAAGGCAGTTGTAAGTAATAGTATAACATGGTCAGTTGATTATGGTACCCTATCGGTTGTATTAGATTATCCTGTGTCAGACATAAGCGTCCAGAACGGTACAGCCTGGCCTGAACAGGCTCACGGTTACATTACATGTAATAACGGTGAATGTTTTAACGTGACTGCTTACTTAGATCCAATTAAGAATGAAAGATGAAAAGGGAACTATTACTAGTTTTTGTAATTTTTTTAGCTTTAATAGTCTCAAGTATAACTTACGGTGCAGATGACAACTTAATCGGCGATTGTTATGCTGACCCATTCTGTGTACCGTCTAACAACTTACAATATGACACTTACATGACTGATGGCGATATATTTTACTTTAATTTCACGGTAAATTCTACAGCTAAAGGCAGTTATTTGTTTACTGCTAACGCAAACTCTAGCTCGAATACTACTGAAGTTGATTCTAGTTCTTATACTGTAAATGTTTATGCTAAAGAAGTTATCCCGCTTTGTGTTAACAATGCAACTGGTGACGTTTTTTGTATTAACGAAACTAGTCTCAGCAACTCTGCTTACATGACTGGTGGTGATATTCTTTACTTTAATTATACGGTTTTAACGTTTGCCAATGTGCCAGTACCATCAAACTGGACATACTTTGCGTTTTCTAACTCGAGTTCTAACGCTACTACTGTTAAATCTGAAACAGTCAAGATATCAGTCACATCAGAAGTGCTGCCAGAAGTTAATATTATGGTACCTGATAATAAAACTTATGGTGCTTCGTTTGTAACCGATATAGAAACGACTGGCAATTACGAATCATGTTGGTACAGCTTAGATGGTGGAAATAACGTACCTTATACGTGCAACACAGGTTTCAGGTTAACCTTTGACACTGAAGGTAGTCACACTTTGTTCGCTTACGCTAATGATTCTAAAAACAACATAGCAAGCGATAACGTTACGTTCTACGTTGAGCCATGGACAGCGTTTTATGCTGCTTACGATAGGTTGCCTAATATTACGTTTGCAAGCTCGGACTGGGGAGCTGGGTCTATTACTAAGTT